CAGCTCCACCCGTCCCGTCGCCTCGTGCTCCTCGAAATCCATCCACACCTCGAACGGATCACTCAGAAGTTCGGGAATGAGCGGCACGAACGGGCTCCGGCCCGGCTGTATATGCATGAGCGTGTCGACGGAGAGCCACACGACGGCCCCGTCCGCCGCTTGAAAAAAGGCCGAGTCCGCGCCGATCGTCTTCTCAAGTATGGGCCTGAGCGCTTCCGGGGTGGAAACCTTTTCGGCGAGCTTCGCCGTGGGCTTATCCAAGGGGAGCTTTTCCGGACGCCCCAGCGACTCCCAGTTTTCCCGCGACCTTTCGCCCCACGGAATGGGCCGCCAGCCCTTCCACGTGCCGTCGGACTGCGCCTCCTGAATCTTTACCGGGGAAAGGCACATCCCGGATGCCGCCTTGCCGGGGTTATAGGCAAAGGACGGATCGACGCCGTCCACGGTTTCGACCTCAATGATGCCGTCCGGCGTCTTCACCGGAACCATCTTTGTTGTATCCGGCGGCGGGTTCCAGACCTCCCAGCCTTCGCGCTGCAACTCCCGCTCCGAGACGGTTTCCACGCCGCATTTGCATCCCCAGCCGTTCGGCGGCCAGCGGTACGTCCACCACGGATCGTCGAGAGGCACTATTTTGTTGTGCCATGACTCGTGATCAAGGCGCGGATGCCGGACGGTCGTATGGATGTAGCGCCCGTAGGGGCGCATCCGTTTGGTTTCCTGCGCCTGCTGCCATTTGCCGGCCATGTACGAGGTGCGGATGTTCGTCTCAAAGATGGTACGGGTCCGCCAGCCCCGGGAACCTTTGTAGCTCCACCCGTGGGCGGCAACGATTCTGTCAAAATCCTTGCGGAAATCCTCAAGCGTCAGGCCGTCCCGGATGCAGCGTCCAATGGTTTCCTGAAAATCCGCGAGAAGCTCGTCTTTCGTCGCCCCGGCGACCATAAAGCCCTTGCTGTGCGCGGCCCCCATGAGATCGGTATAGGCGCGGGTGGGGACGCGGACTTTGCCCTGAAAGAAATCAATCGCCTCCTTGAAGGGCGTCCCCTTGAATTCGACCTCGGGGCGTTTTTTCGGATCAGCCATTGTAAGCCCTGCCGGAAAGATTGGCCGCCAATACGGCCCCCTCGAGGGCTTCGGCCAGTTCCGCCGTATCCATGACGGGGTACAGTCCGGCAATCCGATCCGAGAACGCCGCGAAGTCCTCCCCGGCCCTGATCGCCGCGTCCAGTTCGGCGCGGATCATGTTGATCATACCCGTGCCTGCTGCGTTCGTCACGGACTCAAGCTGTTCGGCGATTTCGCCGGGCTCGTCCCGTCCCGGCTCGGCGAAGGCAGGAGAATCCGATGGTACGGAGACAGGCGCAGCCGCACGGCGTTTCCAATCCTCGCCGTAACGGCGGTTGATCGCGTCGTCCGTAAGTTCGAGGCCGATCTCGTACGCCCCCTTGTCGGCGGCACGCTGCGCTTCTTCCCGCCGGGTGTTCGGCACCTTCCGCCAGACCTGCGGCGTCTTCGCGCCCGGGAAGTTCCATTCGGTAAGCCATGTGGCGACGGTGTCGTTGAAGCTCTCGCACAAAAGGTCGGCATCGGCCTTCACGAGTTCGGACTTGACGTCGTTCAACACTTCCGCAGTGCCGGAGTATTGCCCCTGTTGCGTCGTCCCGGTCTGGGAAAGGATGATCTTCGCAATGGCTCCATCCCAGTATTTTAAAAACTCTTCATAACTCCCGCCGGAATTCTTCGCGGCCTCGATAAGCTCGACGTCGAACCCTTCCGGCACGGCAACGGCGGATTCATTCCGAAAGGCTTTGGCCGCCTCAAGCGCCGTCGCCTTTTCCTTCTCGGTGGCTCCCGCCGGGTATTTCGACTTGACGGACGGCGAGCCGAACTTGTCGAGGTACGCTGCCCAGAACTTCGCGCCGTTGCGTTTCAGATACACCGACCACCAGAGCGCATGGCCGAGCCCCTGTCCGTAGGGGGAATCGTCGTCATCCGCCCCCCACACCGCGATCCAG